TGCCAATAACACTATTACAATAAAAGTAACAAACCATTCGAGTGATTCAGATTATCTGTCTGCTTCATTTAGTGTAGATTATCATATTTGGTAGAAAGGAGTGATTAAATGGCACATATTGATTTAAAAAAAGATGCACATATTTTTACTCAAGCAGGTGTGACTATTCAAAACTTATTGAATTTGATTCAGTCATTTGAAACAAATGAACTTGAAGAGTTAAGAAATTTAATTGCGGCAATTAAAGATATTGACACAACGGATAATGGTCAAAGTTTTAAGCAGCAATTATTGAATGTATTTGATAATGCGGTAATGGAAGATGAAGTTACAACAAAACTTGACAATACAAGCACTCTCCCACCTCAGACTAAAGTTGTAAAGAAAGCAATAGATGATGTTCTCGATAGGATTAAACAGACTAATTCAGATTTAAGTGATGAGATTTACAATAGACAAACTGGAGACCAAGATATAACTACCTTGGTGGAAAATGAAAGTCTATCAAGACAAAATGCGGATGATAAAATCAACAGAGAATTATATGGAAGTACAACAAATAGTTATACACTTTCCTCTGATATTGATCCTGCTCAAGTTGATGTCACTATTCAAGGTGGTTCTGGTGTTTTAAGTGTTGATATAGAAAATTTGACAAACGCCTTTGTTCTTAATGGAACAAAGGTTGTATCAGAGGGTAAAACAATCGCAACATATCAGATTGAGTACGGTGAAAATATATCAAGACTTTTTGCAGTTGTTGATTATAATGTACAATTAAAAACATTTGATTTCAAATTAGTAAATGTAGATGATATAACTTCATCTGTCGATGGTAATGTGGCTACACTTGTATTAGGATTAATAGAGTTTAACTATGGCTTTAATACAGGGCAAGGATATATTTTAAACAAAGTTACAAAGAATTTTCCATATACATATCAAAATATAGCACATAACACTGTCATTAAAATAAATGGATTAGCAGATTTGCAGACCGTAGATAAGTCAAGTTTTATGTCTGCCATTAATGAATTAGCAAGAACTGATATGAAGGTTAATGTATCTTTGAACGACATAAAAAAGGAACTTAATGGTATGTCAAAAGGCGGTATTTGGCATTATGGTGAGGTATTGACACACACCGCTAATTTAAGTACCCCTGTAATAAACAATAGTGTTGATGCAAATATAGGCGACTTTTATCTTAACTCAAATACATTTTCAGTGTATTTTTGTGTAGGAGATGATAATGGCAATCATAATTGGTTATATATCGGCAATTTGACAGGCAGTTTTGATTATTCAAATTATGCAAGTATTAATTCACCTAATTTTACAGGAACACCGACAGCACCTACTCCGTCTGTATCAAATAATTCACGACAAGTTGCAACCACAGAATATGTGAGAAGTGCTATTGATAAATATGCAAGTGGTGATAGTAGTGAAAATATTGATGAGTTAGACAAAATAGTAGATGATATCTATTGTGACAATAAAGAGTGGACTTGCACAAAAGTCGATCGAAAATTCCCAAACGTCACATTAAAAGATACTTCTACTGGTGAAGAATTAAATCCAGATGAAGAGTTTATGAGAAATATTGAGGAGCAAATAGGGGTTTCAGAATCTTCTAG